TAGTACCACTTAACAGAACAGTCTCCATCAGTAGCTGTGGCACTTGCATTAGAAGCCATTGTAATAGTAACTGAGGTAGTGTCTACTACTTCAGTTATCATAAAAGTTTTATCATCAAAATCAGAATCTGAATAACCTGAACCTGTTGGAGGTGTAACATTTTCAAGATATAAAATATCTCCTGCTGTCATTCCTGTAGTAGAAGATAAAGTAATTGTAAGAACAGCAGACCCTGAAGTAGAAGCTAAGGCATTAGTCAAAGCTCCGAAGTCAGTTTTAATGGGGTGAATGTCATAATAGGCTTCACCTGTGTATGCATATAAAATTCTATTGGTTCCTATAATGGAGTATTTAATACCATTTTTATTAACCATCTGATGAAGAGCTCGAGCAGCTCCACACAAAGAAGTGCTCCCTAATTGAGACCATCCTCCTATTTTTTCAGGAGTACCATATCTAAAACGAACGTTCTCACCCCCCGTCCACTGTGCTTCAGCGCCGGTAGGTGTAACTTGTTTATTAAATCCTGGTAGAAATCCTATTTTTTGTAGCATATAAAAACCTGTTTATTTAGGTAGTATATCAGATCGGTATGGAATTCAACGATTTATTACTTAACTTTTATGGGAGTGTTTTCTTCCGTAGGGGTGTTGGCAAGTTCTGGATTAGATTTGTGTAGATTTATTTGAAGAAGATTCACTATTCTAGCTAAATTGTTTATAAAAGTTTTTAAATGTTTGTCTTCTAAAATAAGTTTTTTATGTTTATTTAAAACTTTAATTTCATCGTCTGTAAATTCAAGATGAACTTCAGTCCCTGAGATATCTCTAAATATCATTTTTTAAGTCCCAAATATTGTCGTCTATCAAATTTCTCATCAGCATATTTACCCTTTTTTTCAACATAATGAAAGAAAACTTGGGCTTGATAATCCCCTTCATATTCCTCTCTCCAATGTTTCACTTTCTCTCCATAGTATAAAAGCCCATCTCCGGGATGAATAATTATTTTTTTACCTTCAACAATTAAAGGCCATTCCTTATCTCTTCCTAAAGTACAACTAACACTTACTTGACACGCCGGACGATCAGTATGTTTTACAAGTTTAGAACATTCATTATAAACTCTTAAATAAGAATAAGTAGGCCAAACAGGCTTTCCTAATTCTTTTTCAACTCTAGGAGTTACTTTTTCTAAAAGTAATTCCATCAGTGGATCAGAATAAAAAGCGGTTTCACCGAGAAGGGTTTGAGCCTCATCAAAACTATTCATATTGCTTTTATGTCTTATAAGCGCATATTTGTGTGCTATTTTTAATTCAGTTTTAGTAAGTAGGTTTTTTATATATTTTATCATACTAAGTTAAGGTTAAAAGATTCATTAGTAGTTTAAAATTTTATAATCCTTGTAATAATAATCTTTAATATATCCAAGTTGTTTATTATTTAAAGTAATTTTATTTATATTAGAATTAAGATAATTTGTTTTATCTGCTACATTAGTTATTTTTATATTAAAGTTGTGAAGTAACCAGTCAGTAAACTCAACGTTAAATTTATCTTCAAACCTCCATACTTTTGTTTTATAATCTATAAAATTATTTTGAGGCACAAACCAATTGCTGTCTTTATTTAAACAAATGTCATTAATAACTTGATCAAAATAACTTTGGTCCTTAAACATTTTATCTAATTGTTCTTCATCTAATATCCAAGTATCTTTAGCCATTGATAAAAATCTATCCACTGGATCTCTTACAATACAAAATTTTTTAAATGCTCTGTGATTTATGAATTGACAATACTCAGGATAAGTTAAGTGAGGAACTTCTTTTCCTTTAAATGTAATATTAAAATTAAATAATTTAACCTCGTGATTATTTAAAAGTAATGAATCCTGTAAAAATCCACCAGCTGTTCTTGGAATATGTATAAAATATACTTTATTGTTGATAATCATCTTAACCATGACACTAAAGCATATCTAGTGCCCTCTTCAACTTCGAGTGCTGTGTGCGGAAATAAAAAATTACTTGGCCAAATAATAGCTTTTCCTGCACCGGGTTCAATTTTTAAACTTTGATTATGAAAACTAAATTCTAGACCCCCTCCTTTGTAATCATTATTTAAAAAAACAATAAGGGATAAAGTTCTAGGTACTTCGGGGCCACTGTCAACATGTCGTCTGTAGTAACCTCCTTTTTCATAACGTAACACATTTATAGTCTCTATTCTTTGTGGTTTACTCCCCACTCCATGCATCTCACAATACGTCTGTGCCAATTTAGTTATCCTATGAAGTAAAAAATTACACCAATGTGTATCCGTCATTGATTTTTCATTTCGAACTATAGAAAGTTCAGTAACATTACGTGTAGTTGCATCAACATACTCTTCACCACCGTTCCCCACAACACGCGAAGGAAAAAATTTTCTTTTTTTATAAGTTCTAATGATGGCCCCTACTTGTTCAGGAGATAGAAAAGAATCCACAGTCAGTATTAAGTCCTTTAGTTTTACTTCCATGATTTTTTACTCCTAAAAAATCTTTTATATATATTTTGAAAGTTTGATGATTGGCTCCATTGGCCTCGTCTCCATTCTTTTACAGTAGCTTCTTTAAAAACAGCTTTCCATGATTCTCTTTTAAAAGGTATAGCTGTAACAATTGGTTCTCCTTTTTCAATTGTAAAAGTACCTTTATGATGAATGATAGAGGGAAAATTAACAGGTAGATTAAAAGTATCACATTCTACTACACCGGCTAAAGGTGTAAATTTTGGAAATGTTTTATTAATAATTGGTAAAAAAAGAACACTATAACCTTTGGGAACTCTTATTATCCAAGGGTTAATTAATTTAAGAAAAGCTTCATTATGATTTTGTTTAACGTAAGGACAACCACCTTCTTTACCTCCCACCTGGTTTATATTATGACTGTGTTTAATATGAGATGTTAGATCAACTGGAATGCCCCTATTTTCAAAAGTGGTATGGACGTCTGGATTCATGGCCATCCACAAACTTTCTCCTTCTTCTTTATAAAAAGGATTAACAACTTGTTGATTAACTACAATTTCCTGTTGATTTTTTAAAACGTATCCTGCGGAGATTGCATCTAAAAAAGGCATGCACATTTTAATTGTTCTTTGGGTGAAAAGTTTTTCTCCGTGATAATTGTCTAACTTTTTATACCACTCTGGTATATTAAATACTGCGGGTTGAGGCCTTATTGATTTATCTGAAAAGATAGGATCAAAAGTTTCAAAGACTATTTTATTTTCAAACATTTATTACTTTCAGTGAAAGTAATATACTTGTTATTATATAAAATGTAAAGATTAAATAAAAGTGTATGCAGGAACAGTATTGCTTGCTCTGTATAATGCATCGACCCATCCAAACGCAGCCGTTTTACCCTCACCATCAAAAGTTAAACCAGCAGTACCATTATCCACTGCAGTTTGTAAGGTTTTAAGATCTGTTAAATCTTGAGATAAACTTGAAGGAACACCTACATTACCATTAATGTGACCCTCTAGGTCAGTGATGAATTGATGTAAACCATTTTTAATATCCGCTAAAGTAACTGTGTCATCTCCTAAAGTTGAATCTGTAATCACTGCTGCGCCATCAACAATCTCTAATTCAACAGTTTCTCTAATAACTTTTTCAAAATCAGCATCACTTATTGATATAGGTGAATCTAAAGTTGGCTCGTGAGCAACCCAAAAATCTTTTTGATCATCATTCCAAGCATTTTTAAAACGCTGTCCAGAATTTACAGTTAAAATATATTTAGCCATGATTAAGTTCCAGCGTTATCGTATACTGCTATATAACCACTACCGCCACTATAACCAGCGACACCAGGATGGGACCAAGACCTACCAGCACCACCATAAACTCCGCCTCCAGTCCATATTATTCCACCATCGCTTGGTATAGAAGATGGTGTTGCATTTCCGATATCATATCCAGCTCCGGGAGCACTTCCTGCATTACCCGAAGGGCCAGGCGAACCTGAACCGGGATAAGCTTTAGTTCCGCCATTTCCTCCATTAGCAGTTCCAATATTTGTTACAGTACTACTTCCTCCTGCACCTCCAGGATTAGGACCAGAGGGGGCTGTGCCAGCACTTCCAGCAGCGCCAACATTATAAGCATATCCACTGCCTCCTGATACTGGGCCACTATAAAAACCGAAACCACCTTTACCACCAGAACCACTACTGGTTCCGGGTCGAGTATTTCCACCAGAGCCACCGCCACCACCAGCAATGTAAGCCATCGCTAAATTTGCTGCCGGGTTAGCTGTGTAAGTTCCTGAAGCAGGACCTCTTGCTGCTACTTTAAGTAGACCAGCACCAGCACCACCAGAACCAGAAGAAGCTGTAACTACTCTTCCTTCTCCATCAACTGTAATAGTTGCTGCGGTGTAATCACCTTTAGCCATTTTAATTATTCTAGGCATAGTTTAATTTTCTCCTTTATTAATCAGCCATTTCTTCATAAGATACATTCCATGCTAAGTCAGAAGCAGTTCCTGCTGTAATAGCAAGTAAATCTGTTTCATCTAACCATAAAGGTCCGGTTGCGTCTAAAAAACTTAAAGTTGAATCTGCTGGAACGGAAATTGTACTTGCGATTTTATAATAAGTACTTCCGTTATCATTGCTAACTTCTAATGTAACATCACATGCGTCAGTTCCATCTACGTTAGCTACTAAAATTGTATTGACTTTGGCAGCGTACTCTGCAGTAACATCTACCATTGTTGTTCTGTTTGTATCGCCTAGATTACCCATAGCATTCTTAGGTGTTATCGTTGATACATTTACTAAATTTGGTGTTGCCATTTTTTATTCCTCTTTTATTATTACTAGAAAATCATTGCCATTGCAATAGCTTTTCCTACTGTTGATACTTCACTTCCATTATACTGTACAGTTCCTGAGCCTTTAGGTACTAAATTAATTCCTATATTAGTGTCTCCTCCAGAAGCCGTAAAACTCGGGTTATTTCCCGCAGCTGCATTAGCGTAAGTAAGCTCATTAACAGCTGATCCTGTTGCCGTCAATAAGAATAATTCATTTCCGCTAGTATCTAAAATGGAAGTACCAATTTTAGGTGCTGTTAAAGTTTTGTTAGTTAAAGTCTGTGTGCCTGTAAGAGTTACATCACCAAAAGATGAAGTAGCATCTACCATATCTGGGTTAGTTCCATCGTTAGCAGTTGCATAAACAATTTTAGTTCCTTTATCAGTAGCAGCCCAAGCAACCGTGCTTCCTGAACCTGAAGCATATTTAAATGTTACTGTATATGAACCTGATGAGCCATTTTTAATTATATAAAAATCTTGAACGTCAAGAGGAATTGTTACCACAGTAGCTTCACCAATTGATCCTGTAAATTCTATAACTCTATGTGCAAGAGTTGCACCTGTTGATCCATCTGAAACAGATAAAGTAGTGGGAGTTGATGTTATAGCTTGTGTAGTATAGCCACCAGCTATTTGTTCTAAAATTTCTAAATTCGTATTTGTTTTTGTTCCCCATGTACCGGCATTTTCGCCAGTTGCCATTTTTTCTACGCCGAGAGGGGTATAGGTTGATGCCATAATTTTTCTCCTAATTCATATTATTTGTTTTTATATTTTGTATTATTCATAATGTCAACATAGATTATGAGCCACTTACATTAGAATAATTTGCTGTCTGAGTTCCTGTCACTGAGCTATAACTCGATGATTGTGTCCCTGTTACACCTGAATAACTAGCCGATTGAGTTCCAGTAACATTACCATAATGTATAGGACTGATTTGGCCTACAGAAATGGTCGCAGAAACTCCACTTACGCCCACCGTCATCGCATCTAAAGATATTGATCCCAC